TGGTGCACCAGTTGAAACACCGCCAACTAGGTCACTTGTTGAAGTGATAAGTGTTGGAGTAATTGTTGTGAATGATTGATTAGTTTGTGACCACTCAAATAAACCGTAACTGCTTGATGCAAGGTCAAACCAGTATGTGCCATCTGTTGGTGCCGCTGTCGGTGCCGAGGCACTTCCAACTAATTCTGCTGTATTAATATTTGTTCTTAAAACATATGCTCTGTTGGCAATTCCTAAGAACGAATAAGCCGCTTGTAGACCCCATTCATTTAATTCATAACCGTGTAATGAATTTCCTGATGCGTCTGTATAGAATTTTGGATCTCCAAAAGTCTCTGTTAATTCTCTTTGTGACGAGATCAAATAAGCAGTGTTGGCGTTTGCAGTTGTTGTACCTGTTGCTGTGCCGTCGCCTGCGCCGTTGTTCTTGTCTTGTGATGATGCTACTATGAATAGTGGTGTTGTACCCGCATCTGATGGTACATAAAAGCTCTCGTTTATTACTGAAACTTCTACTCCTGGTGATGTTAATGCCATTTTTCGTATTCTCCTTGCAAGTTACGTATATACTAGAACTATTTATTCAATCGTATGGTTTTTACGACAAATTTTACCATTTTTAGGTGCCTATATAGGCAACGTAAATACACGTATGCAGTACAAAGATAGACCGTTGTGTAAGGAGTGTAAGACCAAACCTAGAGCATACGCTTATAGGAGATATGGTAGGGTGTATTGGCGTAGTAAATGTGATACTTGCATTAGAAAGCAAACCGGCAAAAGAGTAGGCGGTGTTACTGCATTACAAAGATCAGGATACAAGAAGAAAAACAAGTGTGAATTATGTGGGTTCAAAGCACAACAGAAAGCACAGTTGGATGTGCTATTTGTGGACGGAAATTTAAGGAATACTATTGCTACTAATTTAAAAACTGTTTGTGCTAATTGTCAAAGGCTCAGCGGAACTAGAAGATTGGGCTGGAGAGTGGGGGATCTTGTTGCTGACGATTAGGTCGTCTATTTTTGCGTATAATTCTTCTTTTGTGCCATTGTTCTCAATGACAAAATCAAACTCTTCTTTTGCCCATGCATATTCTGAAGAATGTATACCTTTTGGTTCTATGTTTCCTTCAACATAACTTGTAAACCAATCCGGATCTTTGAATCTTTTTACTAGTAAAATTACTCCACCTTGTTCCCTTATCTGTTTTACTTCGTTAGGGAATCGTGTATCTGCTATGACTGTATTTTGTCCTTTGTATCTACCTATGCAACTGTCAACCCAAATTCCGTCATACATTTGACCACGCATCACTTCTGTGCCAAAGAACTGTAATATCCATCTTGGTGTGGTAGGTTTTCCGAACTTCTCACTCCAAAATTTGTCTGGCTGTTCTCTCCAGTGCCTGCTGGATTCCGTATCTCCTTCTAGCATAGCTCTATCCCAATTGAACATGGACGCAACAGCATCTTTCAAACTTTTTGCGAAACTATCTTTTTGATATCCGTATTTTTTAACAAGCCTGTCAGCGACTGTGCCTTTACCAGAACTTATCAAACCTACTATACCTATTAACATAGGTTTATTATACTATTTTTTTAGACGTTTTTCAATCTCTTTTTTTGCTTCTTTTACAGTTTTAAGCATGGTAATTCTAAGATCTTTTTTCTTGAGTTTGAGAGCGGCAATACTCATATTTTCTATATCTTGCACCACTAACTCTAGTTCATCTAATGTTAGGTCAGAATATTTTTTATAATTGGCATCTGTCATGACGCACTTATTTAAAATGATTAAGTCTGGTATTAACCAATAACAAAACTATGTGGAGTTCCGCCTTCTGCAAAATTACCAATTTCTGATTCAAGACGTTCCATCTCTGCTGTGCCCTCATTCTTGAGTGCATCACCATTGAGTGTTGTGCCACCTTGTGGACCTGCAATAGTATTAAACTTGCCTCTCGCTTCTCCTAACATAACTTTAGATACTGCAAGTGTGTAATCTCTGATCCAAGGTTTTGCATAGATATCTTTAAACAATGTTATGTCTGGCCTAAAATTGTCTGTGTGCATAAGAATTGTTTCGTCGTCTGCTCTAGGCCTTTGCGTAATTGTTAATTTTTTTGTTGCAACATCAAAGTGAAATTGTATAAAACTACCAAACATTTTTCCAACTAACTCTTGATAACTTGCAAAAGCATAGTAGGTTGCTAAACCACCTGTTGCACCTGCCCTTAAAAGATATGTGTTAGTATACGCCAAATTGAATGGCTCAAAAAGTGTACCCCCTTCGCCACCTTCAGTTCGTGACCCAACAGTTCTCCTGTTTAAATTTCTTACGTTGATTACCTCGTTGGGCAAGATGTATGAATTCTGGTTCTTTTTCAAAGTCAAGAAAGCATAGGATTCTTCCACTGCATTTGAACTACGCTGTCTATATCTATCTATTGCCCTTGTAAGTGCCGTTTGATAGTGTTTTGGATCGAGTTCTACATCGATCATCCCCTCACCGAGGTTGTTCTTTACGTAATCAAATATTTCTTGTTGACCTGTTTGAAGTTCTGACATACTCATATTTATAGCCGTTGCCTGCACAATAAATATGTGTGATATGCCAAGATTATCCATTTTCAAGCCTGAAAAGGGCAACGACTACAAGTTCTTTGATCGTAACATCAGAGAGATGTTCACGGTGGGCGGAACTGACTTACATTTCCACAAATACATAGGTCCATACGATCAGGGAGAAACAAACAAAGACGGTGACGCATCTCCGACACAGCCACAGTATTCCGGCGACAGTTTGAATGAAAGAACAATCCAAGATTTACTATTTTTAGAAAATAGAGACAGAAAATATGACGCAGACATTTACACCATTAGAGGAATTTACAATGTGCAAGATCAAGACTTTAATCTTTCTCAGTTTGGAATGTTTTTACAAAATGATACGTTATTCTTGACTGTGCATCTAAATGATTCTGTTGAGAGAATAGGGAGAAAACCCATGAGTGGTGATGTAATTGAATTGCCTCACATGAAGGATGATTTCTCACTTGACGAAAGTATACCAATTGCCCTTAAAAGGTACTACGTTGTGGAAGACGTTAACAGAGCCGCTGAAGGATTTTCACAAACATGGTGGCCACATCTACTTAGATTGAAACTGAAGTCACTAGTAGACTCTCAAGAATACAGAGATATTTTGGGAGATGCAACAACTGAAAACTCACTTGCAAGTTATATGTCAACATACAACAGAGAAAAAACTATATCCGATCAAGTGTTAGCACAGGCAGAAGCAGATTCACCAAAAGCAGGATTCAATTACAAACAATACTATGTTGCACCTATAGATGAACGGGGAAACATTAGAACAGACAATGTTAATACTGAAGATCAAAGAGCTAGTATGGACAAAAAAGTTAATGCAGTAATAGATACACCTGCAAGTTCTCATTATGGTTTCTATCTAGACGGTGATGGCGTAGCACCAAACGGCAATCCGGCAGGATTTGGAATTAGTTTTCCAAATGCCAACGTTGATAAAGGTGACTATTTTTTACGTACAGACTTCTTACCAAATAGATTATTTCGTTATGACGGTGCTAGATGGGTTAAGGTTGAAGATTCGGTAAGAATTACAAGTTCTAACACTGATACTAGATCAACACAGAAAACCGGATTTGTTAACAACAGCACTAGTTCGACGATAAATGGATTAACAGTAAACCAGAGGCAGTCACTAGAAGATGCACTCAAACCAAAGGCTGACAATTAATGCTACATTTTTATTCAGGGCAGGTTAGAAAATTCTTAACTCAATTTATGAGAATTTTAAATAACTTTTCTGTAGAAACAGGTAGAGGCAAAGATGATCAAATCGCTTTACGTCCAGTACCTGTAGTGTATGGAGATCCAACTAGACAAGTTGCAAATATTATTAGGAATAATAGTGAGAATGCACTTAATTATGCTCCAAAAATTGCTTGTTATATTAGGGAATTAAATTATGACAGGGACAGGATGCAAAATCCTTATCATGTTGAAAAACAACATTTGAAAGAACGAGATATTGATTCGGATGGCAATTATACAGATCGTCTTGGGGCAGGTTATACTGTTGAAAAAGTTATGCCTTCGCCTTTTAGGTTAGAAGTAACAGCAGACATTTATAGTTCTAACACGGATCAAAAGTTACAAATTCTAGAACAAATTTTATATTTGTTCAATCCTGATTTTGAAATTCAAAAATCGGACAATTATATAGATTGGACAAGTTTAAGTTATGTTGAACTTACTGGTATTACTTTCAGTTCTAGGACTATTCCTGTTGGTGCTGATACAGAAATAGATGTTTCAACAATGACTTTTAGTATGCCAATATGGTTATCACCTCCAGTAAAGGTGAAAAAATTAGGTGTAGTTCAAAAAATTATCATGAGTATATACGACGACGAAGGTGGTATAAACAAAGGTTTGATCAGTGGACCGTTGATTTCACAAAGTTTTGTTACACCAAACAATTTTGGGTTATTAGTAACTGGAAACCAATTAAGATTACTTGGAACAACGGGTGTGAACGTCAAATCAGGTGGCGACGGTTTCTACACAGGCGCATCAGATCCTGGATTGGCAGATCCCTTTGAAACTTTTGGGCCTGCAGTCAATTGGAAAGTACTATTAGACCAGTATGGTAAGGTTGTCAACGGTACAAGTCAAATTAGGTTGAAGCAAAGTGATGGTACAGAAGTGATTGGAACCATTGCTACAACAACTTTAGATGATACAATTTTATTATACACAATAGATTCAGACACTATTCCTGCTAACACTTTGACTGCTGTAAAAAAAATTATAAATCCAACAACGTTCGCACCCGGAACACCTGCAAACGGTGATAGATATTTGATCATTGATGAAATTGGGGACTCTACTGCAACACAACAAAGTTCAACTTGGGGATCATTAGTTGCTAGTGTTGGTGATATTATTCAATATAATTCATCTGAAAGCAGATGGCAAAAAGTTTTTGATGCAAGTCATCCGGATTCTACTTTACATTATGTTACCAATTCAAACACAGGTATACAGTATAGATTTAACGGCACGGAATGGGTGAAATCGTACGAGGGAGTATATACGCAAGGTAACTGGACCATTGTTGTAGACGGCAATTACACAGACTATGATCCATCTACTGACGCAACAACTCCTTGATAATTTCACAATAAATTGCTATAATAAGTTATGAAAGATAACATTATTTGTTCGGGTGCATTGTTTTACTCTACCAGCACTAAACGTTTTTTATTTCTACAAAGGACTGATAAAAAGACACAAGGACTTTGGGGGTTAGTTGGTGGTAAGTCAAAGTTTACAGAAAGTGCATTCGAAGGTCTAAAGAGAGAAATAGAAGAAGAAGTTGGCGGTACACCAAAATTTAAAAAGGTTATACCTTTGGAAATGTTTACTTCAAACGATCAAAAATTTTATTTTCACACATATCTTGTCGCTGTTGAATCAGAATTTATCCCTAAATTAAATGAGGAACACAATGGATATTGTTGGTGTGCTTTTGAATGTTGGCCAAAGAATCTGCACATGGGACTGAAAAACACATTGAATAACAAATCTATAAAAGGCAAGTTACAAACCATCCTAGATTTAATAACCTAAAAAAAAAGGCGACTCGAAAGCCGCCTTTTAATTCTACTAAAAAGTATAGATATTTATTAGTTGTTAGTTCTCACTGCACAATTTACCAATTTGATACCTGCGTCAGTTGAACTTTCTAATGCTCTACCAATAACGTTGAAAGGAGAGATTGACTCCCCTGCCGCTACTGCTCTAGCACAACCTTTAACACTTGAAGTTACTAATCTTTGACCTTTAGTTACTTCACCTGTAACTCTAACCGGTGTTCTACCTGTCATTGCTACAAATGGGTGTGTGTCGTTGTTACCTGCTAATGCGTTCATGGCGTATGCTGGTTGATCAGAAATTACACCAAAAACATTTTCAGATAAATCTGATGTTGTTTCTGTTATCTCTGCATTACCACCTACTTCTACTACTGCACCTGCTGTCATAGGAGCGTCTGCTTCGAAACGCTCGGCAACGTCCGCGTACTGAGCCGAAGTTGCTAAGGCGTGTACTACGTTACATCTAATGTCTACTAGTGCATCGATGTCGCCTGGGTTTTGTCCTCTACCTGCTGTAAAGGCACCGCCTGCTCCACCGTGAATTGTTGTTCCGTCATCTGCAAATGATTCATCCCATACCCAGAAAAGATCATTCTCTGTGGCACTTGATGCGTCACCTCTGTTAATTTTCAAACCTGATAGCGTTGGCATACCTGAGTTTGAAGAAACATTTCTGTTTACTTCGATGATGTTATCTTCTACTGATAATGTTGCAGTGTTGATCGTTGTTTCAGTACCATCTACTGTCAAGTTTCCGTGTATCCTAACACCTGCATCTGTGATAGTCATTTCTGTGTTACCGTCAACTGTTGCTGTAATTGATCCAGTTCCAGAATCTGCTACTGTTACGTTACTGTTCAATTGTGCGATAGCAGTTGTTGATACTGCCGCTATTGAATCGTCAACGTATTTCTTGTTTGCAAAGTCACCGTCACTACTTGGTGCGCCTGTGGCTCCGCCTGTTATCGTGTTAGCCGTTGCTGATATTGTGATATCACCTACTTCTAATCCGTTGTTAACTCTAAAGTTACGTGTTGTCATGGTTCCATCTCTCCCGCATGATTGTTGTTAATGTACTGTATTTATTACTTGGCTAGTAGATTTATTCTGTAGGCACTTACAGTGGTTGAACCACCCGATGTAGATGACGCAAAAAGTTGTCCTGTGTTTTCAACATCGTCTTTATAGTCAGTAGTGAATGCTAATTGGTTTGTACCTTTGGTGCTTACATACGGACCACTTGCAACTGTTATTTCGCCTGATCCACATGCAACAAACACTTCGTTCACAGCAAATTCACCCTCGCTGGCATTTTTACTTACTAGGTAATACACAGCACCGTTGTTAGTTGCTTCTACCAAGGTGTCAATTTCTGTTGCCGATGATGATATTGTTACAGGT